CGCGCTTACAAATCAATCGATCGTCAATGGACTTTCACTATTGAACTTTTGCAAGACTGGGGCGCAACTTCATCATTATTTGAAGCAATGTGGACAGATGCCGAAGCAAGCGCAAACACAACATTGGCCGTTTCTTTCACAGCTGTTACTGGTGCTGTTTTTGTTTTCAATGTGTTGCCCATTTTTCCAACAGCCGGTGGAGCAGCTCCAGGAGCACTCACCGACACATGGACAATGACAGTCGTTGGAACACCAACCGAGACATTTAGTTAAGAAAAGAATCGGGAGCAAAAATGAAACTAGCAATCACAATTGAATACACGGCCGGGGAGAGCGCGACATATACCGCGCTCCCACCGGAGTGGATGAAGTGGGAACAAAAGACAGGCAACACGATCCAGCAAGTACAGGACAAGCTGGGCATTGCCGATCTAATGTTTTTGGCATATCACGCGATGAAACGCGAAGCTGGCGGCAAGCCAGTCAAAGCGTTTGAGGTGTGGTGTGAAACAGTCACCGACATCAATATGGGAGAGACTGATACCCCAAAAGCTACCAATCCGGAAGCATAAATCGGCTCCTTTGGGAGTTAGCAATATCGACCGGATTACCACGATCGGAGTTTCAAACCGCTGAAGATGTTTTAACCGCATTTGAGATATTGGAGAAGCGCAATGGCAACTGATGCAATCACTTATGACAAAGGTGATTTGCGCGGCATTATCAAGGCTTTTAAGGCAATGGATGATGAAGCTGTTGCACAGGCCAAAGATGTTTCAAATGGTTTGGCTACTTATCTGCAATCAAAGATCAAAAGCGAGGCAGCTAATAGGCCAAACAATGCAGCTGGTCGCATTGCTGATGGTTCGCGTGTAAGTAAATCATCAAAGATTGGTGAAATTTCATTTGGTTTTGTGTCGCAAAAATTTAGCGGAGGCGGTACGACTCAACAACTTTGGGGCGGCTACGAATTTGGATCAAATAAGTTCAAACAATTCCCGGTGTGGTCAGGCCGTCAAGGTCGAGGCTCACGCGGTTATTTCATTTATCCAACATTAAGAGCCGAGCAACCTCATATCATTGCTCAATGGGAAACAGCGTTTTCTAAGATTTTGAAGGAGTGGTGATGGCCGGACAATCCAGAACATTAAAGCTGTCGATCCTTGGTGATATTGATCAGCTGAAAAGAAGCCTTGACACAGGCAGCAAAGAGGTTCAAGATTTTGGATCAAAGCTTGGTGATTTTGGAAAAAAGGCCGGATTAGCATTTGCCGCAGCTGGAGCCGCCGCCGCTGTTTATGCTGGCAAATTAGCCGTTGATGGGGTCAAGGCGGCCATTGCAGATGCCGCTGCACAGGAAAAGCTGGCCACGACTTTACGCAATGTCACAGGTGCCACCAAAGCTCAAATTAAAAGCACAGAGGATTACATCACCCAAACATCCTTGGCTTTTGGTGTAACTGATGATGAATTGCGCCCATCGCTTGAGCGTTTAGCGCGTGCCACAGGCGATGTTGAAAAGGCTCAAAAGCTGCAAACATTGGCGATTGATATTGCGGCTGGTAGCGGAAAATCACTTGAAACAGTTTCAAATGCCTTGGCAAAGGCTCAAGAAGGCAACACAAGCGCGCTTGCCAAATTGGGTGTGGGTTTGAGTGCAGCACAACTTAAGACATTTTCAATGGATGAAGTTACAAAGAAGCTTGCAGATACTTTTGAAAACCAAGCATCGGTCAAAGCTGAGACATTTCAAGGCAAAATGGATCGTCTCAAGATTGCATTTGATGAAGGCAAAGAAACAGTCGGTGGTTTTATTCTCGATGCCATCACACCGATGGTGACAGTATTTGTGGAAAAAGTCATTCCAGCATTATCAAAAATGGCAACAAGTCTTGGTGAAAATCTTAAAGATCCATTAAACACAATCAAAGGTGTTGTGACCGATTTTTTAATTCCAGCATTTAAGTCTTTATACAATTATTTAGCCGATTTTATTGTGCCATTTTTTGCAAACATATTTGGCCCAGCGTTATCAGGATTGAAAAATGCTTTTAATACCATCAGCACAGCAATTACAAACAACGAAGAAGATTTGAAACCATTGTTTAATCTTTTCAAAAGTGTCAATGGTTTTGTCAGAGACTATGTTGGCCCAGCAATTGGCACAGTTCTTAAAACAGCTTTTAATGTTGTGGGAGATGCAATTGCCGGAGTAATTACAGGTGTTTCAAGACTCATCAATTTCTTTGACGATGTCATTGACAAAGTCAAAGCCTTTATCAAATTGGTCAAGGATAATCCATTGGTTCAAGGCCTTGGAGATATTATTGGTCGCGTTTTTGGTGGCGGTCGAGCAGCTGGTGGCCCGGTCAATGCTGGCACGACATACCTTGTTGGCGAGCGTGGCCCAGAATTGTTTACACCATCGGGCAGCGGCTCAATCATCCCAAATCATCGATTGGGCGGTGGAGGCGGTGGCATCAGCATCACAGTTAATGGCGCGCTTGATCCGGAAGGCGTAGCACGCCAAATCATCACAATTCTTAACAATTCAAGCTATCGAGGCACGCTGGGTTCTGGAGCCTTTGCATGAGCCTTTGGAATCCCGAATATCAAATTTTGATCGATGGCGTTGATTACAGCTCATCGACGATTGCAAATTTAGGAATTACATCCGGGCGCACATCAATCTATGAACAACCCGTGGCCGGATATTGCTCGGTCGAGTTAATTAATTTTGACAACACCGACTATCCATTTACAGTCGGCACAGACATTTTAATTTCGATCAAGGATTCAACGGGCACTTTTGTGAATTTGTTTGGCGGTTTTATTTCAGACCTTGAGATTTCGGTGCAATCGGCTGGATCAGTCGGATATGTCACAGCTGCACGAATTACAGCTTTAGGAGCACGATTGGCACGAGCAAACTGGGAAAAGAATTTGCCAAAAGCTTTTGATGGAGCCCAAATCTATAACATTTTATCCGATTTGCTTTTGAACAGCTGGAACGAAGTTGCACCGGCTTTGCAATGGTATCAATACAATCCCACCACAACATGGGCAAATGCGGAAAATGTGGGTCTGGGTGAGATTGATCGTCCGGGTCAATATGAGATGGTACACCGGCCAGCTGATCCGGTTTCAAGCTACACAATAGCCTCACAAATTGCTGAGTCAGGATTGGGCTATTTGTACGAGGACTCATCCGGGCGCATCGGATATGCAGATGCATTACACAGACAAAATTATTTGGCGGCAAATGGCTACACCACAATTTCAGCCAACACATCGATTGGCGTGGGTTTGAAGTCAATCACGCGCTCAGGCGATGTCCGCAACTACATCACTTTGAATTACAAAAACCAAAAGATTGATGTGAGCGATTTGGCCTCCATATCTCAATATGGCAAATTTGCTGAAATCTTTGACACCAATTTGGAAAAATCAGCTGAGGCTTTGGCCGTGGCCGAAAGGCGATTGCAGCTTAAAGCATACCCACGAGCGTTTTTTGATTCCATTGAATTTCCATTGGGATCACCCGAAATTGATGATGCTGACCGCGATGATTTGCTCAACATTTTCATGGGCTTACCGCTGGAAATTACAGATTTGCCGGCAAACATTGTGAACACAGTTTTTCAAGGTTATGTCGAAGGCTGGACATTTCGAGCCTCATATAATGCTTTGTCAATAAGCATCAATGCATCCCCAATCGAATTCTCACAAGTGACACTCCGATGGAATCAGGTGTCTCCAAGTGAGTCTTTCAGTACAATCAGTAACACACTTACATGGGAAAACGCGATTGGAGCGGTGGCATAAATGGCAACAACAACTCCCAATTTTGGCTGGCCGGTGCCAACGAGCACCGATTTGGTCAAGGATGGCGCAACGGCAATTGAGGCTTTAGGTGATGCAATAGATACATCGCTTTACAAGCTCGAAGGCGGCACAACTGGCCAGATTTTGGCCAAGGCAACAAATGCCGATATGGACTTTGCATGGATAACCAATGATGTCGGTGACATCACAGCCGTCACAGCTGGTACAGGTATCACAGGCGGTGGCACATCCGGTGCCGTAACAGTTTCATTTGACCAAGCCAATTTTGGTGGTGGTCAATTTGCAGCCGGTAAAAACAAAATAATCAATGGTAAATTTGACATTTGGCAGCGTGGAACATCATTTAACACAACCGGATTGTTTTTTGGCCCAGATCGATTTAAGACATTTTCATATTCTGGTTCATCATCAACGATTTCTCAGCAAGCATTTACACCCGGAACGGCTCCGGTAGCAGGTTACGAAACACAATTTTTTTGCCGAATTTCATCGACTAACACCCAAAACATTTTATTGCAAAACATCGAGGATGTTCGTACTTTTGCAAACCAAACAATTACAGTTTCATTTTGGGCCAAGTCAGCCGGCGCAACAACAGTTAATATTGGTGCCGAGCAAAACTTTGGTTCCGGTGGATCAGCCAGCGTTTTCCCATCATTGGGAAGTGTAAGCGTGACAACCTCTTGGGCGCGTTATTCGGTTACTTTCTTGATCCCAAGCATTGCTGGAAAAACTGTTGGAACAAGCAGCTATTTGCAGCTAAATTTTACTTCAACAACCTTGAACAACAATCTGGATTTCTGGGGTATTCAAGCCGAAGCCGGATCGGTTGCCACACCTTTCCAAACTGCAACGGGAACAATCCAAGGAGAACTTAGCGCTTGCCAGAGGTATTACTGGCAGCCAGACCAAAACACAACATCAGCCTGTTACGTGCGCACAACCTCAACAGGGTATTGTTCAATCAATATGTTAGTT